ATCAGTGAAGCGTCCATCTTAGGAGGTATTACATGTTAGTAAAGAACAAAAACACAGGAGTGGAGTGGGCGGTAAGTGAAGCTCACGCCGCTTCATTAATCAAAACAGGTGACTATGAAAAAGCGGAAGTAAAGCCAAAGCCGAAACCACGCGCAAAAGCTACAAAAACCGAAAGTGGTGATTAGATGTGGCAAGCAACAGACGAAGAAGTAACGTATTTCAAAGCGCTCGCACAAATTAAAGGCGACAAATCGGATGAATACGTCAAGATGATGTTGCCGCTTCTAGCTGAACACGTTGCAGAGTATGTGTACGATGCAATTGGTGAGGAAGTAGTCGCTCCGATTAGCGATATGAAAGCGAGCTATAAAGTATTCATCGCAAAAGCATTACAACACAATATGACAAACGCAGGTGTTAAAGGGCGTTCAATGGGTACTGTCAGCTACACGTACAATATTGATTTCCCAAAAGCATTGTACGGGCAGTATTTGCCACGAAAGCGAGCGAAGTTCCATGTATTTTGATTATGCAGATGAATTTCCTCACACAGCTGTTGTATTGCACTTCGTAGAAGGTTCAGAGGATGAACTAGGCAATGAGCAAGATGGTGAATGGCACACGTTACACGATGCGTTTGCATGCTTTATTGATACACCAAGTGCAACGGAAAAATACAATGCGATGCAGATTAAACATCAACTAGACCGCTATATGTATTATGCGTATGGTGCTGACGTTAAACCAAATACCCGCATCCGCTTCGAAGGTGTCGGGTACGAAGTTGAAACAGATGCAGAGGACCAGGGCGGCATGCATGAAATTATGCGTGTGGCATTAAAGAGGGTGAGCCAATGAGCATTACGCAATTTGGTTCAAGTAAACTACAGCGCGCAATTGAACGATGGGGAAATAGCGTACTCGATGATGCGAAACGTGCAGTAATTGATACGGCAAATCTAATTCAAGGGCAGGCTAGAGCGTTAGCCCCTGTCGATACAGGTTACTTGCGCCAGTCAATTGAGGTGGAAGTGCTGGACGGTGGTTTAAAGGCTGTTGTCACAGTTGGTGCAGAGTGGGCCATTTATGTCGAATACGGCACAGGTATTTACGCTACAAAAGGCGGCGGCAATGAAGATGGCTGGGTGTATTACAATGAGAAATGGGGCAAGTTCGTCTTTACTCGTGGTCAAGAAGCACAGCCATTTTGGTTTCCATCGCTTAAAGAGAGCCAAAAATATTGGTCTAAAGCAGTTGCGGCAATAGGAGGTTGATACAATGGTTTCGTTTTTAGCATTGCATACAGCTGTTTATCAACGCTTAGTTAATGATGCAGCTGTAAAAGCATTAGTTTACAAAGATACAAAATTTAAAGGTGTGTATGATGCAGTACCTAACGATGTGCCATTTCCTTATATCGTGATTGGCGAGCCGAGCGAAACAGATTTTGATGTGAAGCTGAAAGAAACAGTGGAAACGTCACTTACGATTCACACATGGAGTGATAAGGCAGGCAAGACCGAATCATATAAACTATTACAAGCTGTTAGTGATGCACTAGCGGCTTTTTTAATTGTCACGAACTATGAAGTGGATTACGTCAAAAAGGTGCACACAAGCGTATTTGATGATATTGACGGGGTACTACGGCATGGCGTTCTAACACTTGAATACACATTAACGAAAATTTAGGAGGAATCATACATGAACAAAGGTAAAGATACGATTTTATTAGTACAACGAGCAAAAGATGCATTAGGAACAGCAGCGTATTTAATCGCAAATCAAACAGAAAGCTCATACTCAATCGAAACAGAAATCATTGACGAGCAAACAAAATTCGGGCGTTTAGTTGAATATGGCAATACGTCTGAATCATTCGAAGTAACTGCATACGGCCAAACGGGTGATGCTGGTCAAAAGGCTATCTTAGATGCAATTAAAAACAAAGAGCAATTAAAAGTTTGGGAAGTAAATACAAACAAAAACGATGCAGGTAAATACGATGCGAACTTTGCATATACAATCGTTGAATCGGTTGAAAAGTCAGGCTCAACAGATGGCTTCGAAGAATTATCAACAACACTTCAAGTGATTGGCCAAACACAAGCAGGCGAACTTGATACAGCAGATGTACCAGATGCAGTTATCGAGTTTGCGCTGTACGGCTTCGAAAAACCGGGCGAATTTACTGGCGAATACGGTAAAGATCATAAAGGCACAGTGACACCCTAGTGCTGCCGCAATCGGAAATGCGGCTATCGGTTCAACATTTGTAATTCAGTAGGAGGTCCACATGGCTAAAACAAAAGCAGAATTAAAAACAATCTTTGTCACAGGCGCAAAGCCTACGCAAGCTGACTTTCACGATTTAATCGAGGGAGTGCAAGGCGAACAAGGGCCACAGGGTTTGCAGGGTCCAAAAGGCGACACAGGAGCAAAAGGTGAAACTGGCGCACAAGGTGTTAAAGGTGATACCGGTCCAATTGGTCCAGCAGGCGCTAAAGGTGACAAGGGAGATACAGGCGCAACAGGTGCTAAAGGTGCTGACGGTGCAAAGGGTGCGAATGGCTTATCTATTACAGCTATCGCACTTACAACAGACGTTGACGGTAAAGTAACGGGCGGTACAGCGACTCTTTCAGATGCATCAACGGTAGCAATTACAGTAACAACAGCTTAATGACATATCAATACGGAGGGCTTCGGCTCTCCTTTTTTAATACTTAAAAACACTAGGAGGTCATTTAATTATGGCATTAACTTTAACTATTCAAGATAAAAAATACACTGGTAAACCTTCGTTTGCGATGGCTCGCTATGCGAATGAAAACTATGGTAACTATATCGAAAAGGCAAACAAATATGCACAGGGTATTGAAAACATCTTATCGGGCGTTATCGAAGGTTCAATTGAATCAATCGTGCAGTATTGGGATGCAGCACTTGCGCACCTAAAAGAGCGTCCATCAATTGCTGAAATTGAAACAGCATTAGAGGAACGTATTGAACAAGATGGCGATACAGAGCCGCTTTTAAAAGAAATTTATCGTGAGTTATCGACAAGTGGTTTTTTCAAGAAAACGATCAAAGAGTTTTGGAAGAACATCGAAATGATGCAGGACTTCGGGGCAACGGACGAGGAGAAAGAGCAGAACAAGAAAGCCTACGACATGATGCAAAAACTCAAAGCGGAAATCGAGGAATAGATTTCGAACAGTTAGAAATTGATGCAATGCAGTATTTGAATATTGCGGATAACGACTTGTTATATGCGATGACACCCAACGAATATAATCGAAAGATTAAAGGTGTCATGCTACGAGATGTACAGACATATGAAAATATGACGATTCAGGCTATTTTTAATGCCCAGGCAACGAACGGAAAACGTATTACAGCCAAGAAGTTATTTGATGCAGAAAGAGCGCGTCAAAATATCTTGCATCCGAAAGAGCAAAAAGAAAAAGAGCGAGCAAGTCGTGATTACACGTATTTACAACGAGCACTCGCAGCAATGAATCAATCCAAAGAAGGGAGTGAGTAGATGGCAAATGTTGAACATTTTACCGCGGTAGTTGGTGCAGAGGTCAAAGAATTTAAACGCAAAATGAAGGAAGTCGACAAGGCGATTCGTGATGCAGCGACTGGAGCAGATGTTGATATAACTGCAGATGTAAAGGACTTTATGCGTAATATCAAAGAAGTACGCACTGAAATGCGTAATCTTGCAAATAATGACGTAACGGTAGATGTGCAAGCAAGTGTTGCGGATGTATTAGCAGAATTAAATGCTGTTGAGGACCGTTTAAAAGAATTAGAACGCGAAGATGCGACAGTTGATGTACAAGCAAATGTACGTGACTTTTTGCGTGATATGCAAACGATTGAAGCAAGGGTGCGGGATTTAAACCGCGAACAAGCCAAAGTTAACGTTACCGCTGATGTAGACCAGGCAATCGTTGAAATGGCCCGCATTGAACGTAAAGCAGATAAGCTGCTAGAAAGTGATGTACACGTTGATGTTGAAGCAGATGTAGATGATGCGTTGACAGACTTTGAAACAGTCCAAAATCGTATTCGTACATTATCACAGCAAGAGCCGACGATTGAAGTACAAGCAGATATTCGTGATTGCATGCGCGACTTGCAAAGAGCTGAATTGCGCTTGGACCAATTAACGGAACGAAATCGACAAATTGATATTGATGCAGACGTTACAGAAGCGTTAGGTCAATTACGATTAGTTGAAAATGTTGCAGAGCGTTTAGAAGGTGAAGCGCACGATGTTGAAATCCACGCAGATACTTCAGATGCTTTACGCCGCATGGCTGAATTTCGAGCAGAAATCATGAATATGGACCGCTCAAGACCGACAGTTGATGTACAAGCGGACATTTCACAGTTCATGATTCGCATGGCACAGCTACGAGCAACAATTGAAACATTACGTCGTACAAATGAAATTCGTATTGATGCAGAAACATCTAGCTTTAAATACAAGCTGGCGTTGCTACGTGCGCAAATTCAAGCGTTAACTCGTGCAGCAGTTATTAAAATTACCGCACGTATTGATGCGTTTCAAGCATCAATCGCTACACTCGCAAGTAATATTCGAGCATTTGGTGAGGTAGCTGGCTATGTGTTAAGAGGAGTTTTTGTTAGTTTATTACCAATGGTTGCGCCAATCCTTGCAAACTTAGGTGCTTTAATCGGTAATTTAGGTGTCATGATTGGAGTTATTGCAGGGCAAACAATGGGCTTTGCATTTGCTCTAGGTACAGCCTTTGCAGGCTTCGGTGGCGTTATGGCGATGGCAATTGGTAATGTGAAAGCATTGTATGAAAAGAATGCAAAACTGAACGCCCAGCAACAACAGACAAAGGCGGCTATTAATGGCATAAAAACCACGTATGAAAGCCTTTTAAAAGCGACGCAAAAGCCGATTTTAGAAGGTGTGCAAAAAGGCGCGCAAGTCGCATCATCCCTTTTAAATCAACTTAAACCGATGTTTATGGGCGCTTCGCAGGCATTCAACGGATTAATGACATCACTAAAGCAAAGTATTGGTACACCGCCAGTCCAACAGTTTATTGAATACCTTAATAAAAATGCAGGTCCGATGCTTACTGCATTCGGTAAAGCGGTTGGAAATTTATTTAAAGGATTAGGCTCAATGTTTGTGGCCTTTGCACCGCTTAGTGAAAGTGTATCAAAAGGGTTCTTAAAAATGTCGGAATCATTTGCTACATGGGCGCAAGGATTGCAAAAGAGCGAGAAGTTCAAATCTTTCATTAGTTATGTGCAAGAAAATATGCCAAAGATCAGTAGTATTTTTGGTAATGCAATTGTTGGGGTAGTAAACTTCTTTGCGGCGTTCGGTGGTTCCGCTTCTGGAATGATGACGAGCTTACAAGGGTTGATGGAAAGATGGCGCGCATGGACTGCGGCGCTTGGAGAAAATCAATCATTCCAAAAATTCCTCTCATACGTTAGCGCTACAGCACCAGGGGTAATGTCGCTAATTGGCAACTTAACAACCTTCCTAGTGAACCTAGGGATTGGTATGGCTCCGCTAGGCGCAATCCTTTTAGAAATGGTAAATAAGTTTTTAGCATGGTCTAACAGCATGATGCAAGCACATCCAGCTATCGGACAAATAATTGCGATTGTTATTTCTTTATCGGGTGCGTTTATGGCGATTATGCCGGTTATTTTAATGTTCAAGGCATTGTTTGCAGGTCTTGGTACAGCAATGATGGCTGGTATTGGTAAAGCAATTATGTTTATCACAGGATTGTTTACGAGTTTTAGTGGCACATTAACAACAGTTGGTACATGGGTAGCGAATTTGGCAACGAAGTTTCCTATGCTTGGTACAGTAATTAGTTTACTAACAGGTCCAGTTGGTCTTGTGATTGCCGCTATCGCGGTATTTGTCGGGGTATTAATCGGTGTGTATCAAACATCTGAAACATTCCGAAATCAAGTATCTACAGCCTTTACAGCCGTATGGAATGTTATTCAAACAGCGTTCGGTGCTGTTGCTTCTTTCCTTTCAGCTACATGGGCACAAATTATGGCCATCTGGACAGCGAATAGCGCAAATATCATGACAATTGGTACAGTCGTTTGGGGTCTGATTAAAGACACGATTACAATGACAATGAGTCAAATTATGACGGTGTTCCAAACGGTATGGCCATTGATTTCAACAATTGTGCAAGTTGCTTGGGAAGTAATTAAAGCAGTCATTACAACTTCTGTGGCGATTATTTCGGGTGTTTTAACAGCATTGACAAATCTTTTAACAGGCAATTGGTCTGCAGCATGGAATGCGATTAAAACAATGCTTACAACAATTTGGAATGCAATTGTTTCAGCAGCTAAGAATATTTTTAACAATTTAAAATCATTCTTACTTAGTATTTGGGATGCGATTAAAGGGCCTACAACAAGCGTATGGAATAGTATTAAATCAACGCTGACGAGTATTTGGAATAGCATTAAATCAACTGCTACAACCGTATTTAACGCTGTTAAAACAGCGATTACGAATGCTTGGAATACAATCAAGAGTACGACAACGAGCGTATGGAATGGCATTAAATCAGCTATCACAACAGCATGGAATGCGATTAAGAGCGCAACAACAACAGCGATAAACGGGATTAAATCCGCGGTAACAAATGGTTTTAATGCCATAAAATCAGCAATTACGAATGCAATGAATGCGATTAAATCGGGTATTAGTTCAGCTTGGAGTGCAATTAAGAGTGCAGTTTCAAGCGCCATTAGCGCGATTAAATCAGTTGTAACGAGTGGTTTTAGTGCAGTTCGTTCGGCTGTATCAAGTGCGATGTCTGCTGTTAAATCTGTTATTACAAGTGCTTGGAGTGCGATTACATCTGCCGTATCAAGTGCTGTTAGTACAATTAAAAACACAGTCGTAACAATGTTCAATTCATTAAAAAGTGCTGTATCAAGTGCAATGAATGGTGTTGTAAGTGCGATAAAAAGTGGTTGGCAGTCAGCGCAGTCCTTTTTATCAAGTATTGATTTAACAGCGATTGGGCGACACATCATTCAAGGGCTTGTGAATGGTATTAAATCAATGGCCGGCGCAGTAATCGGCGCAGCTAAATCTATTGCGGATAAAGTGAAATCAACAATTAAATCAGCAATGGACATTCACTCGCCATCGCGCGTTACTTATGCGCTTGGTGAACATACTGGGCAGGGTTTTGCGAATGGTATTACATCGAAAACGAAA